TGTAGCCTCGGCTACCCGCCCCTTGAGGGGCGAGGACCGCCTTTCAAAGGCGGCTAGGAAGCAGTTGGCTTCCTTCGAGCGGTCCCTTGTGACCGCCCTTCACGCTTGTCGGGTTAACCCGAAGGACAAGCGCGCGGTTGCGTGGATACGCAACCGGAAACAGGCATACGTCCGAAACGGACAAGCCTATTTGATCTGGTTCAAAGGCCAGATCCAGTATCTTCTTAGAGATACGATGTGCCGACGTCGTTGGCCGGCACAGAAGAGGAATGAGATCATTCCTTCTTGGATTTCCCGATTTACTAGGGTAATCCAGTGGTGCAAACTTCGTCGTTCGCTACCACGGTTGATCAAAGATGATCAGCCGCTTATTGACGATTTGGTCAATAGGCTCTGTACTCCAGTTGAGTACAAACCTTCCACTATTTTAAATGTGGGAAGGTGGCTTGGTCAGACCAAGCTCGATGATGGCCTAATGTCTGATTGGATCACATCATCTGCGACGAGTACATCTACTCGTCGAGAGGGAGGTATGTTACGTGACCTCTCCCAGATGGATTCTTCAGGTATTTTTGAATCCACCCTCGAAGTTGACGATCCGTCAACTATGCACCCTCTCTATAAGAAGAAAGAGGGCAACTACAGTTCTGTTTCTGTAGTTTACGAGCTCGGTCTAAAGACACGTCTCGTAACTAAACAGGATTTCCTGTTTACAGCTTCTGCACAAAGAATTCGCAGAGCAATCTTTAAGAAGTATATCTTAAAGGACAAGCATCAATGCTTGTCACGGGTCTTTTCAGACCCGGACATGTCTGAGTTAACTTTCAGACGTAGGGGAAGTCATTTAAAGATCTTCTCCGGTGACTTTTCGACAGCCACCGACACACTCTTACATCCTTTCTTGGATGCTATGTGTGTCAATCTTGGAATCGATCCAAGACTCGTACATCGAGATATGTACGTCAACGGTATTCGTACCGTCGTTGGGGCCTTTATGGGGCTCCCAGGATCCTGGTCTCTCCTGGATCTCGCAGTGTTTATCTGCGCGGTGGAAGTTGATCCCACCTTCTCCTTTTATATTAAAGGAGACGACATCATTGCTATTTGGAGTGATGCCATGATACGGAAGTTTATCCGTATTGCTCGTGAACACACGGGCTTAACTGTCAATGATAAGACAGTTATCTCCAGCGAGTTTGGAACTTTCGCTGAAGCAGATTACCAACGTGTAGGTAATCGCGGAGGACTTGCGGTCCTCCGACGTCTTCCGACGTTCTCCCTTCGTGTCTTTCAAGAAGGGAGTTTGCCAGATTTTCAATTCTGGCATAGCGCCGTTCTTCGCGGCGTTCCGGTGCAGCTCCTTGCTGCACTTACATACAGATGTTGTTCTGCATGGTTGAAAGCTGCAAGCTTTCAT